TTGCGTTTCTTTGGCTTCATGGTACGTAAACGGCTTTCTTAAATTTTGTTTCTTCAAGAAAGGCATTATCCGTAACTGTACTAATCCCACCATCTCGGCGCGGAAGAAAATATTTATTCTTAGAAATAAACAAATAAACTTCATCCCCATCAGGAGAAACAACTCCACTATCATATCGTACCATAAAAAAGTCCCCTGCCTTTAAATCTTCAATCTTGCATGGCTCGAGATGACACTTATTGGTAATATTTAGTAGATAATCTTCAAAATGCGTTACAAGATAATCACTTTTATTATCATAGCATGTCAACTGTTTATTTCCAAATAGAAATGTTGGGGTATAATTCCAGTCATAGAATTTCACTCCTTCAGGCAATGGTTCTAACCTGGGGGGCTCAATAGGCAATCTCTCTTCTGGTTCTGACTTACATCTGCATTTAACCTTTTCGGCATCTTCATCGAAGCCAAACTTTTCAGTAACATACTCGTTGAGTAAATCAACTTTCAAAGTCAACTTATTAAATTCAATTTTCAGTTCATCAAATTTCTTTCCCATTTCATTTTATAGTTTAAAAGGACAGTAAAATCCAAATAATTCACTTAAAATCCAAATAGCAGCAACTATCAGCACCAATATACATATAGTTGGCCAACCGCATCCTCCTGCTCCGTTTCCTCTTGGCATGACTTTAAATTTTTAGTTTAAATGAATACCACAAAAATAATACTTATTTTTGATTATGCAAGTATTTTTAATAAAATCTTCAAAAATATTTGTTTTGTGAATAAAAAAGTTTATATTTGCATCGTATTTAATAATAACGCTATGAATTTCGATTTTGAAAAGATCACCGAACTTGGGAAAGAGATAAAGATCAGTCCCAAAACCCTCGTTGTACAGAAAGCAGATATCGTGATGATCCAAATACAGATAGGGGTTGATTATGTTGCAAGCCTCGTCATGGCTCCCGAAGCTCTTGCTGCCATTAAGCGTGGCGAGGAAATCCATATTGACACAGTTAAAGAGTTTAAAACTAAATATTTATAAATCTAATTTTTATGGCAGATTACCCTAAAGAGTTTTTGTTTGATGAAGAAGCACGAATCAAATTAAAAAAAGGTATAAATACGATAGCCAGAGCCGTAAAGTCAACTTTAGGCCCAATGGGACAGACTGTGTTGATTGAAGATCCTTCACATACACATGGACTGACAAATACCAAGGATGGACTGACCGTAGCTAAAGCAATTCAGGTTATAGACCCGACAGAAGAATTAGCTGTTAGGATCATGAAACAATCAGCTGAACGTACTGGTAATGAGGCAGGTGACGGAACCACTTCGGCCATAGTCCTTGCCGAAGCTATCATAGAGGCAGGATTTGAACTTATAAAACCCGAGCATAATAAGATAGAGATCCTTCGTGCCTTAAACGAAATAACGGTTGATATTGTCAAGACACTGAAAAGGCGAAGCCGTAAGGTGACAGGTAGAATGCTTATGGACGTGGCTACTATATCAGCCAATAATGATCCGGTAACAGGTAAGATCATAGCCGATGCTTACAATGCAGTTGGCGAGGGAGGACTTGTTATCGCTGAGAAATCACAAACAATAGATACCTATTCAGAGGTAACAAAGGGAATGCGTATTGATCGGGGTTGGACTTCACCAGGCTTTATCAACAACCAAGGCAAAGATGAATGTACCTATGAGAACGTGAAAATTCTTGTCTGTGACACTGAAATATCAAATATTGTAAACATTCAGGATCTTCTGGTACCGTTCTTTAAAGGAGAGAGAATACTTATCATTGCCCCCTGCACTTCTCAGGTGATAAATGTACTTGTTGTAAATGTACTCAAGTCAACACTTAAGGCAGTCAATGTAATACCTCCTAATCATGGATACCGTAGTCATGAACTCATGGAAGATATAGCCATTGCAGTAGGTGCTAAATGCTTTTCTGAAAAGACAGGCGATGACCTAAGCCATATTAAATACGAAGATTTAGGTCATGCAGAGAAGGTTGTCGTTGGTCATAATAATACTACAATAATTTTGGACAAAAACAGTCCAAAACAAGAGGATATAAATACCCGTGTCAGTCAGCTTAGGGACGCATATAACAACGAACAGAAGAAAGCTGATAAAGACTTCCTTTTAGAACGTATCGCTTCTTTAACAGGCGGTATCGGGGTAATCTACGTTGGTGGAAATACTGATACAGAACAGAAGGAACTGTTTGATCGCGTGGATGACAGTATATGTGCAGTTCGTTCGGCTTTGGAAGAAGGGATTGTTGCCGGAGGAGGTAAAGCACTTTGGGATATTTTACTTGATAAACCAAGCAAAACGCCAGAGCAATTGGTGGCTAATCTAATCATGGAGAATGCACTTAAAGCACCACTTTCCCAAATCCTTAAAAATGCAGGACTTGATTCAGATAAACTATTTCCTGAAACCGACATAAGACCTATTGGATCCGGTTACAACGTCAAAACAGGTAAATATGGTGACATGATTAAGATGGGCGTTATAGATCCTGTAAAAGTGGTGCGTTGTGCCTTGGAGAATGCGATAAGTGTCGCAGTAACAATACTTTCAACTAATTGTGTTATAACAATCGCCAGACAACAATGAAAAATATCCTCACACTAATCAAAGGTTTGTTTAAACAGAAGCCTTTACCGATAAACCATCCGAAGTATCTTAAAAAGATTGCTAAGGTTATAAAACATATCGAAGATGTAGAAGGCGTGCTATGGGGGAAAGGTCGCCGTAGTGATGCTTTCCTATCTTTGGAAGTAAAGTGTATGATCACCCCAATTAAACTTGTCGATGAATTTATGCTTATCCATAAAAGTAAATCAGCCCTTCCTCTTCGGGAGAGAAGATTGGTTATCGCTATTGTCGCTATGGGAATATCAGGAAAGAAACCACTAAAAATAAAAAAATGAGTAATTTAAAGCCCATTGGGAATTATATTATCGTCAAGGAGATCATCGAAGAGCAAAAAACCGCTTCGGGTATGATCCTTACCGGAGAATCCATGCTTGATATGCGATACCGTAAAGGCAAAGTAATAAAAGCAGGCACCGATGTGACGGTAATCCATGAAGATGATGTGATAATGTTCGACAAGAGTAATTCTTTCTCGATGATGCTGGAAGGAATTACTGTCACGATAATAACTATTCGGGAAGTTATTGTTGTATTGTAATATTCTGTATATTTGTTCGATTTTCTTTCATAGAGTTTAAGTTTAGGTTAAAAAGCACTAATACGGGCGATCAGTGCTTTTTTAATGTTTAAAAACTTTTCAATTTTTAAACTTCTTTTTTTTGTTTAACTATTAAATGTTATTCTGCTTTGGTGAAGTCCCTTTGAGTTTCACAGTTCTTTCCTTAAATTGACTTTTCATCAACCTTTAGAACTGTGAAAACGTTGATCCTGCTTATGGAGCCAGTCCCCCGTCATCTCACAATGCAAATAGTAAGACTTTGCACATTTGGGATCAACTTAAAAGCCTCTTACAGCCTCCTGAGCCACCTAATCCCCTTGTTCTGGTGTTCGCTATGCCCAGCCCCTTGTAGCGTAAAAAACAGTATCGCAAGCGTTAAATTATATCCGCCCAATACTGTCTGTTAAAATTGTATTCTTTGTTGTGCTAAAATATATTCACTCCATTGTTCAGCCATTGCCCTTGCAATCCCAGGGAAAGTTTTGGATCTAATTTTTGCTCTGTCCTTACCCTGTTTCAGTGCATACATATAATCTCTACTACAAGTGCCGTTGCCATTTTTAAAAACATAAATATCAGGTTCAACTATTGTTTGTTTTTCAAACAAATTATTTTCTTTTGAATATACTAATTTCGGCAGGTTTTTAAGCCATAGGCAGGTTGACTTTCTTGACTTATCTCCGAAATAATAAGGTTGAATTATCTGATTTGGTTTCTGAAATACTGAACTCATGCAACCTATTGGGTTTTCCATTGATATTCTGGGAATATCACAATTCCATAACCTCATAAAAAAATCTATTGCTTCTCGTCTTGCTTCTCGTCTTGCTTCTCCGACTAATACTCCGGATTTGCGAAGCGGTTGTTCTTTAATCCATTTGTTTGCTGTAACGGTCAGATATGTACAGGTAGGGAAAAATATACCTATATCCCATTTTTTTAGTTCTATTGCTTCAAATATATCCATCTGTAAATGCCATTCAGGATGTCCTCCAGAGCATGGCTGTAAGTCACATGAATAGGCTTCATGTCCTAACTTCCTGAACTCAATACACACTGCCTGGCTTTCTTCGCAACCCAATAAAATGAGCATAAGTATTATATTCTAAATTTATTGGTTAACCTTTTCTTTTCAGATATTTGGATCTCATCTAATTCAAGATTTTCATTTACAATTCCATATATTAAGACATCATAAACTACATTGTGGAACATTTCCAAGAATTGTATTTTCAATTCCGCATATTCATCATTTGATGTACTTAATGGAAACGATGTTTTATCAGAAATAAACCATAAACGCCATTTACCCTTAAATTTTCTTCGTAAATAAGTTCCTAATCTTAATTCTTTGGAAGACTCAAAAATAAATTCCTCAATTTTTATTTCTGGATAATAAGGTATTGTTTTCATAGTAATTCAGGGTTGTCATAAATATTTCCAATAGGTGTAAAATCATAAACATCCCAATTATCAAAGTGATAACTACGAATTGCTCCTTTAGATTTTAGTATGAAGGCGGCATAATAATCCTCATATATCACTTCGTAAACCTTTTGTTTTCGCTTTAATAAGTCACCTTCAAATATATTACGATTCTCATATAATAAATACCCGGTGAATTGTCCGACTGTTTTAACTAAAACCTCAGATACGAATCCTTTTCCGTTGCGGATTAATCCTTGATTTAAATGCTCGTCAAATTCATAATAACCATAAACCCATTCACCAGTAATGGTTTTCCCTCTGAATAAAATAGTTTTCATAACTTCATTAAAAGCGGAAAGCCCCAAAGAACAGGGTCAGAGCCTGCCTTTAGAGCTTTTCAGGTTTTGTTAAACCTGTTAAATTTTCCTATTGATCTCTGACATCAACACCGCAAATATACAAATAAAAATTGAATATCCAAATAAAAAAGCAATTATTTTTTAATCATAGGGTAAATCTTCAATTCCTGTCTTTTTTGCTTTCTTGTAAGCCTTATTGATGTCGATGATAAAAAGCCTCAAAACAGCATGGCTAAACCGTAACCCCTCCTTCTTTTTGCCGTTCAGCCCCATCAGTGGATTAAGCGCACGCCCCATAGGTATCTCTTTACCGTTAAGCACATTATAAAAGGCATTACATAAATGCTTACCCTTGTAAGACAACTCATAGACTTTTTTATGGTCTGCACGGTTCATGTTAAAACCATTAATCCATCCGTCACGTAAAAGATTCTGAAACCGTTTTACTTCCCATGGAAGGATATTGTTAAAATCATCGAAGTCGTCAGTTGTAAAATATTTCTCTGAGTATAGAAAGAAGATCATGTCAAACTCAGCAGATGGCAGTTTGTATTTCATTTGGTAATACCTCCTAAGCGGGCGGTAATATTTCAGGTAGTCATTCGTTGGTGCTTTCCTTATCTTGTTCGGGACAAGTGGAGTGTCAGATGTGTATATATTCCTTGGTACTTTTCCGAGAACTTCGGTGTAAACTTTCTTAGGTGCTGGCATGGTGAAAAAGATGTATTTAAAATTGAATTAAATTTGCAAGACAAAGTTACGAATAATTTCAAATAGTATGAGAACAGCAAAGCCAAAAGCCGTCAAATCAGCAGGTGGTGTTTACACACCAGACTTTTTGAACCCTAAAAAAAGGACTACTAAAGTAGTAAAGGTGAAAGCTCCAAAGATTATCAAGCCGAAAAAACCCCTTAAACCTCATAAGATGCCGGCACCAAAGGTATCAAAGATTATCGGCATGAAAGGATTGTCGCCTCGCTGGGGACAGACACCTAAAGGCATAGGCAGGTAAAAAAGTATATCATTTTTTAGTATATTTTTATAAAAACACAAAGTTATGAATAAAGGTACAAAATTCATTGGCTTTCCTTCAACTTCAGATACGGAAGCACGGAAAAGCAAACAGCTCAATTCAGGGCAGATAGTGGCAACCATTGAAGAAATATTAGGGCCATGGAAGGTTTACAAAGCACTCTTAACACAGTCGTCAAGTACAGATGTTGTGGCAAGAGTTCTTAATGAAGATGAGGTCGATTATCTTGGTGAGATAGTCTGGTCAGGAGGCGCAACCCCGGTGGGCACATTAGCAGGTGCTTTCACCCCAACACTCACCGCATTTATCTGTGGACTATCAGCTAAAGTTCTTTCATGGACAAGTGCAAATGCCATAGCCATTTCAGCAGGCACATTTACTGATATGTACGTTGAGGTAAGAGTTAGGGAACGTGGTGATGCGCCAATTCTTTTGGATGCAAGAACCGATGCAGATGGCGATACGATTATCCTTACTTTTGATAAGAACATGAGCGATTATAATCTGAGTACTCTTGTAGGTGATCCTTATCTTATTGAAGGCTATGGCACTCTTGAGCCTACTTCTGCTGTATTGGGTACTGACCCAAAGACAATACTAATTAATTTTAGTGCACAGGTTTTATATTACGGCGATGATGTTACATTCTCCTATGACCCCGCCAATCCTATTGAGAGTACAGACAGAGGACTGTTGGGAGTGATAGATGATTTCCCTATCATCAATACAGTACCTTATGCGTGAAAACAATAAAGATTAACATGAAGTCCATAGGCTTAGGCGATACGATTGATAAGATTACTACGGCTACAGGAATAAAAAAGATTGTCAATGCGGTCACGGATGATTGTGGCTGTGGCAAAAGAAAAGAATATTTGAATAAAAAGTTTCCATATAAATAAAGTTATGACAGCATTTTACAAAGGAGTATCAGTTTGGGTTTTGGGTAATTACATAATTCCACCCGGATCATGTTATATGTGGATTGATCCCTATTGGGGAACGATTATCATCAAATCATTCTCAGGAGGACTGAAATTTGAAGGTGCAGACTATTCACATTTTTGTGATGTTAATGGTGATGCTTACACCTCACTTGAAGATTTCAAAGGAGCTACACAGTATTTCTTTGCCACCAATGATATGTACCCGGCATGAGAATAAGTATCATCATAACAGCTCGGAACAATGGACAATATCTTTCTGAATGTATTGACAGTTGCTTAAAACAGACTATCAAGCCTTTTGATATTATCTATTCTGATGACTGTTCAACTGATGATTCTCTTGATGTTGCAGGTAAATATCGCAAGGATATTGTTATTGTTCCTCACAAAAAACATCTTGGAGTAGTTGGCGCACGCAATTCAGGGGCAGACATATCTAAGGGTGATGTACTTGTATTCCTTGATGGCGATGATATTCTGCCTCCTGACTTTTTGGAGAAACATTTACAGGTATTCGATAAATCTACACCTTTCGTCTATTGTGCAGCAAAGTGTTTCGGAACGAGTAATCATTTTTGGGATGTTCACGCATGGGGAACTGATTTCTTATGGAACCGTAACTTTGTGAATACTTCTGCTATAATGTGGCGAAGTGCCTTTGAGAAGGCTGGCGGATGGCAGGAGACATGTGTAAAAACAATGTGGGATTGGTCGTTGGCTCTTAGATTGTCAAGATTAGGAACACCACGCAAATCGCCTGCAATACTCATGTATAGACAACATCCTGATTCATGGTCGCACGCTAACGAGAAAAAAAACGGTTATTCCAATTTCCAGACCTTGACAGAATCAATACGAAGGGAACTTGTAAAAGTGACTGTCGGACTAATTTATTCAGGAAGGATCGAAGGGTTTATGGATAAATGGATGAAACAACTGGTTGAAGATATTGAGATTTTGAGCAATAAACCAGAACTTATTGTGATAAACAACTCAGAAAAGCCTCTTGATTTACATGGATATGAAAAATACTTCTCTGAGATAAAAATTATAACCGGTAGTGGGAAATTAGTTTGGAAAGATGAGATGGACAGACGCAATAAAGTCTGTGAACTCCTTTCCGATGGATACAATATGATTCTTGAGCACGCAACCGGCGAATTGATACACTTAAGGGAAGACGACATTCTACCTTTAAAGGGTAGTTTTCAGAAGATTTACAACCTTGTAACAGAAGGGAATCCTGTAAGGGAAGCCGTAGCTGGGATTTATCTCAATCGCAACCCAAAATATCAAAGGATAGTAGGTGGCTTCTATAATGAAGAAATACCGCGCAACACGCAGGATTTAACAGAAGTGCCAACCAAAGAACCCTTTATAATCGACTACACAGGAAACGGGTTTATGATCTTCTGGAAAGCGTTAGTTCCGATGTTCTCGCCTCGTATTGATGGCATTCAAGCGCAAGATTGGTCACATTGTTTGAAGATTAAAAAGATGGGCGGAAAGGTATGGATGGATCCGTCAGCTATTTGCCGTCATTACCATTCTATGACTGAATATGTAGAGTATAATCCTTCAATGGATATTACACCTGCCAATACCTTTACTCGTCCTGCAACATATGGTAATATCATAGGCAGAACCAAATCTATTACAATAAAAAAGATTAATACAGTTTAAAATATAAGCTATGAAAATTTCAACGTATGACATAAAGAACCCGCCAACACTTGACGACTTCGTTATCGGGACAGATTCACCGAACTCTAATAAGACGAAGAATTTTCGTATTGGCGATATAGTAGGTCTTATCGGCGGAGCAACAGATTACTACTTCAACCGTGAAGGTACACCATATACCAATATGACACAGGTACTCGCCGAAATATCTCCTGGCAACAGATTCCCCGGTCAGGTAGTCAATATCGCAGGGGTGGATTATTATTATCTTGGCACGTCATACGTCATTAAACCGGTATATGACTATTGGGTATTGCGTTCAGGATCGACAACGGTTATTAACAACGGTTATCTGTACAATTGGTTTGCGATGACTAATGCCAGTCCTCTATGTACTGCCAATGCTCATGTTCCTACTAAAGCAGAATGGGCGGTATTATTTTCTTATGTAGGTTATGGTAATATCAATTCATTAAAAGAAGTTGGGACTGTCCATTGGGGTATTGGCAATAACGGAACTGATAGTTATGGATTTTGTGCATTACCTTCTGGTATTTTAAGCGCTGTCGGTGTTGGGCCATTTACTACCGATGTGTTTACCGCACTGGGCACTGATTTTATGGCATTATATCCTGATGTTTTTGATACATACACTGCTGATGGTTTTGATTTTTCAACCACTGTGGAGGATAATAATAGTGCAAAAATATGCGCTATGCCTGTTCGTTTAATCGTTGACACACCTGTTGAAGTTGTCGAGAATATCGGTGAGTATTATGGCAACGATGGCACAAAATATAAATGTGTCTTAATTGGTTCGCAGTGGTGGACTGCTGAAAATTTAATTGAGACTAAATATAGGGATGGCTCTGCAATTCCATTGGTCGTAAGTTCTCCTGGTGCAAATCTTTCAACTGGTGCAAGGTATAATTATGACAATGATGAAACAAATTCCATTACAGCAACAACAAATGATTTAGAGGTTCCGGTACATCAGGTAGTGGAATTTATCGCAGAAGATAATATTGACATTGATCTTGTCGAAGAATCTGGCATCATTAAAGTAACAGTTAAACAGGTTACAGGAACATCAAAGGTCGATCACATATCGGTATTTGACGACACTGAAGCTAAAACGTTAAAATCAACTTCTGCAACCATTGACGATCAGGGACAAGTTGTAATAACTGCTACTGCCGACGAAAATAGTTATTCAGTAGCACTTGCCGCAATTGCGGAAGGAGATGATTCATATGCTTTATTTGGAGCAGCAAAGAAAATGCCTGTTCAGGGATCCAATCTTGATGTTACCCCAAATACAATTAAAACAGGAATGTCTATAAGAGGTGATTCTGCTCATATGGAGGGAGACGGAAAGGCGGTTTCAGGTTACGGTTTGGCTTATGACTTTTTTATTCCAGTTCAGGGGTGGACGAATCCTGTATTGTCAGAGAAACTTGGGGCACGTATTGTAGCAAAACTGATTACAAATACAGAGGGAGCAGAAGATGTTGACATTGAGGTTTGGGGTATGAAAGCCGGAACATTGACATTACAGGCGACAATAACCCATTTAGGGGCAATCGTTCCCAATCCGTAATGAAGTCAATCCGTAAAATATCAGTAGGGGCTGACTATAAAAATGCGATGCACTATATTGTTGGCAGTACAGTTATCAATGGAGAGTATGTGATCAATACTATAAAATTTGAAGGCATGAGTTTACAGATATGGATCGAAAAAAATAATGAGGTGTTTCTTTGGAAAGAGTTTACACCAACAATGCCTGTATCTATTGAATTTAACATTGACTTTTAGTATGCAAAGTCCTTTCTATTTTATCGTTAAACCCATAGGTGGGAGATACGCCAACACAAAGAATGTCGGTGGGGTTGAACTTATTGTTTCAACTTCGCTTGAAGATCACCTCTATTCAAACCGACTGGCAGAAGTTCTTGAAGTGCCGAGAGGTTACGCGGGGGAGATAATTGTTGGTGATACTCTTCTTGTTCATCATAACGTCTTTAAATTCTATAATGACCTCAACGGTAAACAGAGAAGCGGAAAGAATTTTTTAAAGGATGATACTTTCTTTGTGGACACAGAACAGTTCTTTGCCTATAAGCATGAAGGGATTTGGAAAGCAACAGACAGATATTGTTTTGTCGCTCCTATTCCAACAGAGGATTCAATGATCAAAAAGAACTGTGTCGAAGAGCCTTTAATAGGAATTATGCGTTACCCAAGCAAGAAACTGATGTATTACGGTGTTCAGGCAGGAGATAAGGTTTGTTTTCAGCCTAACTGCTCTTATGAGTTTACTGTTGAAGGAGAGAAAATGTATCGGTTTTATGAACATCAAATAACTATGAAGCTGTGAATTACGAGAAAGATACAAAGCAAAGGATCATCGAGGCGGGGAAAAGAGCTATCGAGCATCTTATTAAAGTAGCAGAGGAGGATATAGACCTGAATGATTTTAAGTCAGATGATGAGTTTGACGCTTCCGCTTTTAAGAGTTACACCTCAACAAAGAAAATCGCAGTTTTCGATTCAATAGATATTTTAGAACGAATAACAGAAGTAGAAAATAGTTTAAATGGAGATACTCCAAGAAATACCGTCAGTCAGGGATTTGCAGAATCCCGTGCCAAATGACCTGTACCATGTTCTAAGTGATTATGTACCTAATGTTACAATCATTAAAAAGAACGCGGTAAAGTCATGGGAATATGGCTATGATGAGAAGCACGACATGGTTGTGATCTCAAAAACAGGTCAGATAGGGGAGATAGTGTCCATTAACGGCTTAGTCATTGCCTTACCTTTACAACCAAGTTCCAAGGAAATTATTTGCCGTAATCAGGGTAAGAAAGAACAATATTGGGAACGAAAAGAACTACCCAAAGAGTTAAAAAAAATATCCAATATATTCGAGTGGAATAAGATGCCACAGGGATTTAAAGACCAGTGGGTAGATTATATCGAAAACGAGTTTGATCGCAGGGATAACGGGGTATTTTTCATGAATCAAGGTGTTGTGACATATCTTCCACCTTCACATTATATGTACCTGCAATGGTCAAGTATTGATGTTGGGTACCCTGATTTTAGGGAGGCAAATAGGATATTATTCCTTTTCTGGGAGGCGTGTATCGCAGATAATCGTTCATTTGGAATGTGTTATCTTAAGATAAGACGTTCAGGTTTTTCTTACATGGAATCTTCTGAAGGGGTGAATTTTGGTACACTCGCTCGTAATTCAAGGGTTGGTGTGCTTTCAAAGACAGGAGCCGATGCTAAGAAGATGTTTACTGATAAAGTAGTTCCAATTCTAAACTCATATCCGTTCTTTTTTAAGCCTATTCAGGATGGTATGGACAAACCAAAGACGGAAATTTCATTTCGTGTTCCGGCATCAAAGATCACTAAGAAGAATATGAGCCAGTCCAATAACACAGAGATTGATGGTCTCGACACAACAATTGACTGGCGTAACACGGACGACAACTCTTATGATGGAGAAAAGATACAAAGACTTTTACATGATGAGAGTGCGAAATGGCTTGTTCCCAATAATATAATAAACAATTGGGCGGTCACAAAAACATGTTTAAGAATCGGGAATAAGATCATTGGTAAGTGTATGATGGGATCGACAGCCAACGCATTAAAGAAGGGTGGCGGTAATTACAAAAATATCTATGAAGATTCACACATATCGACAAGAAACAAGAATGGAAGGACTAAATCAGGATTGTACGCTCTTTTTATCCCGATGGAAGTTAATACTGAAGGGTTTATTGATCGTTACGGATTTCCTGTATTAAGGAAGCCTGACAGTCCTATTATGGGTGTTGACGGGAATGAAATAACAAATGGAGTGATTGACTACTGGGAAGCCGAAGTTGATAGTTTAAAAGATGATTCCGCAGGATTAAACGAGTTTTACCGTCAAAACCCACGAACAGAATCACACGCCTTCAGGGATGAGAGCGCACAGAGCCTTTTCAACCTCACCAAGATTTATCAACAGATCGACTATAACGATGGTATGATCGCTGAGCATTACCTGACAAGGGGTAATTTCGCATGGAAAGATGGAATTATTGATACTAAAGTTGAATGGAGACCGCATAAAGACGGACGGTTCCTCATCTCACGACTTCCCGAAGGCAGGTTGCAGAATGCCTTTTATGAGAAGATGGGCATTAAATACCCCAAAAACGAACACGTAGGAGCTTTCGGGTGTGACCCTTATGACATATCAGGAGTAGTAGGCGGAGGAGGTTCTAAAGGAGCTTTGTCGGGATTAACCAAGTTCCACATGGAAGAAGGCATGCCAACTAATCAGTTTTTCCTTGAATATATCGCCAGACCACAGACGGCAGAGATATTCTTTGAAGATGTACTGATGGCAATAGTATTCTGTGGTATGCCTGTCCTTGTAGAGAACCAGAAGCCAAGACTTTTATATCATATAAAAAATCGTGGTTACAGAGGGTTTGCCATGAATAGACCCGATAAGCATTTTAACCAACTTTCGCAGACCGAACGTGAATTGGGAGGAATACCAAGTTCAACAGACGTGATTCAGTCTCATGCTTCAGCAATAGAGAGCTATATCGAGAAGTTTGTTGGGATTGATTTTGAAGGTAAATTTAGGGAGAAAGACGAGATGGGGATAATGCCTTTCAATCGTACCCTGAATGACTGGAGTAAGTTTGATATTTGCAATCGCACATTCTTCGACGCCTCGGTATCTTCAGGGTTTGCCGTTATGGCTAACCAGAAAACAGCCTACTTGCCTGAAATCAAGCGAACTGGAATAAAGATAAATTTCTCATCATATGATAATTCAGGTGTAATGAGTACACTAATACGCAACTAAGTTATGGAAACAAAAAACATAAGCAGAGGATTCCCAAACCAACTTGCACCAGACAGTGAAAAGAAGACTTTTGCATTTGGTAAAAAGGTTGGAGATTCTATTTGTGCGGAGTGGTTCGGAGGAACTACAACCCGCTATGCAGACCAATGGAATAACTTCCATGAACTTCGCCTTTATGCAAGAGGAGAACAGCCTATACAAAAATACAAAGATAGGTTCTCGATTGATGGGGATAATTCCAAAATGAACCTCGACTGGTCAATAGTGCCTGTCATTCCTAAATTCGTGGATATAGTTGTCAATGGAATGAACGAGCGTCTATTTAAAGTCAAAGCCTACGCACAGGACGCAATATCGGAGATCAACAGAAAAAATTACATGGACGCTATCGAAGGTCAGATGGTCGCCAAGCCTATCCTTGAAAAGATCAAAGAGAAGACTGGTGCAGATCCTTTTATGATGGAACCTGACAAATTACCTGCCAATGATGATGAGTTATCCCTTCATATGCAGATAAAATATAAGCCTGCCATTGAGATAGCCGAAGAGGTCGCTATTAACTCTGTACATGAGGAAAACGATTACGATGATAAACGCAAACAGTGGGATTCTGATTCGACTATTATCGGTGTTGCATGGGGGAAACATGAGTTTTTACCCGGATCAGGGATAGAGGAGAGTTATGTCGATCCTGCTTATTTTATTCACTCATACAGCGAAGATCCACATTTTAAAGACTGCTTTTATTTTGGTGAGGTCAAAGTACAATCCATAGGGGAACTTTACAAGATTAATCCTGGCATATCGAAGGAAGATGTTGAAAAAATTGCTCTTTCAAGTAAGTCATGGATCAATGAGAATATGAAAGGTATTTACAATGATTTGGGAAATGACACCTGCACACTACTTTATTTCAACTATAAGACTACACAGAAGGTTGTCTACAAGAAGAAGAACCTTACAGGCGGTGCTAAACGTCTTATCGAGAAAGACGACTCTTTCAACCCTTCACAGAAGATGATTGACGAGGGTAATTTTGATAAACTTGAAAAGACTATTGACGTATGGTACTGTGGTATAATGCCTCTTGGTGGCGATGCACTCATCAAATGGGAACTTTCTGAGAATATGGTACGACCCAACTCATCTTCACAACATGCCCTTCCCAATTATTTTGGTGCTGCACCAAGAATGTATAAGGGAAGAATCGAATCCATTGTTAGGCGTATGATACCAATGGCAGACCTTGTACAACTTACTCATTTAAAGATTCAGCAGGTCACTAATAGGATAGTCCCTGACGGGGTATTTATTGATGCTGACGGTATCAATGAGGTTGACTTAGGCACAGGAGCTGCTTATACGCCAGAGGTTGCACTTAGGCTTTATTTCCAGACAGGATCAGTGATCGGAAGGAGTTTCACAGGAGAAGGTGATTTAAACCATGCCAAAGTGCCGATTACACAGTTGACATCTAATTCAGGAGCCTCCAAAACTACAATGCTCTTTAACACTTTTAATCACTATCTCAATATGATGAGTGATGTGGCAGGACTTTCACCAAGGGATGCCTCTAAACCAGACCCTGATGGGCTTGTTGGCTTGCAGAAGATGGCTTCGCTTAACTCCAACACCGCAACACGTCATATCCTTGATGCAGGGTTATACCTCTTTAAATCGCTATCAGTAGCTATTTCATATAGAATAGCCGACATACTTCAGTATGCAGATTTCAAGGAAGATTTTAAAAACAAGATCGGTAAATATAATGTAGCTATCCTTGACGAGATAAAAGACCTTTATTTATATGACTTTGGCATCGGAATAGAAATTTCACCTGACGAGGAAGAAAGGGCTTATCTGGCTGACAATATCAAGACTGCACTTGCTAAGAAGGATATATCGTTGGAAGATGCCATCGACATAAATGAAATCAAAAACATCAAGTTAGCACTTCAACTCTTGAAGCTCAAACGGATGAAGAAGGGTCAGGCTGAGGCGAAGCAAAAAATGGATGAAGCGGCCTATCAATCTAAAACACAGATTCAGATCCAGCAGATGGCACAAGATAAAGAGATGAAAAAAATACAAGCCGAAACCGAAAGTAAGCTGAAATTAATCGAAGCTCAGAGCGAAGCGGATATAAAAAAAGCCGATAACGAAGCGAAGTTAAAGAGTAGCTTGATGCGGGAAGAATTCATGTATCAGATGAAGCTACAAGGATTGGAGGCCGAAGATTTAAACAAAAGGGAAGGCGCACGGGAAGATAAAAAAACAGAGCGCATCAACCAACAGGGAGAGGTACAGAGTGAACTTCTCAACCAACGCCGCAACAACTTGCCTCCTAAGAAATTCAATACCAACGAGGATAATCGAGGTCCGTTAACGTTAAGCGAATTTGAGCCACACCCTGGAGCATGAAAAAAGTACGTGTAAATATTGTATATTTTTGTAACAATTAAAATTAAATCTAATCAACATGGTATTTAAAGAAGTAGATAGTCCTTCAGACAGACCAGCAGCAGAAATAGAGGCTGAAGTACAGAAACAGGCACAGGAAGCAGAAGTAGCAAAACAGGAAGCCGTAAAGATTGAAACAGAAAAGCAGGAAGCTGAGAAAGTAAAAAATCGGCCACCTGAATTAAAAGACGAAGACGTTCTTTCATATTTTGAGAAAAAAGGCAGGAAGGTATCTTCCCTTGACGAGCTTTTTGTTGAACAACAGAAGCAGGAAGAGCTTAACCCTACGGTGGCACAGCTGAATAAATACATCAAAGAGACAGGCAGGGGCATTGAGGACTACCTTAAGTTGAATCGTGACTACTCCAAAATGGAAGAAGATGACCTGTTAAAGGAATATCTCTTAGCCACAGAGGAAGATGTTGACACGGATGACTTGGCAATATTAATGCGTAAATTCACCTTTGACGAAGACGTAGATGACGAGGAGAAGGTGGAGGACGCAAAACTGCTGAGGAAGAAAACGATTAAAAAGGCAAATAAATTCTTTGACAAACAGAAAGAGGAATACGGAAAACCCATAGAGTCTATGGTTACCGCCTCCAAAGATGCAGAGGATTACAAGCAATATATTGAAAAGAGTAAATCTGACAAGGAAGTTTCAGACCGCATTCGTGACAGGTTCTTAAAAAAGACGGACGAAGTTTTTGGTGATGAGTTCAAAGGTTTTGAATTTGACCTGAAAACAAAGATCGGAGATAAAGAGGAATCAAATAAAATCACATTTGCGCCCGCGGATAAGTCAGAGCTGAAAAAATTGCAGTCTAACATATACGACCTTGTAGGCAGGTATATGGATAAGAACGGTGAAATAAGCGATTTTAAAGGCTATCACAAAGCTCTTTCAATGATGAGTAACCCCGATAAGACTGCACAGTTCTTTTACGAACAAGGGCAGGCTGAGGCGACAGAGAGGATTGTTAAAGGACAGAAAAATATCAATATGTCCTCACACCCAATTCCTCAGACTTCAGGCAAAGGGGCTAAATACCGGGAAGTACCGGATAAAAATTAATCTTTAAAAAACATTTATCATGGCATCACAATTAGCAGCATCGCCAACATATGCTCTTCAGCCAAGTGCTGAACAGTTTGCTATGGCGAGTAATTACATCAGCGATTTCGATTTTACCCGCACTGAACTTCCTGAACTCTATGAGAGGGAATTTGGACGTTACGGTAACCGTTCTATTAACGCCCTCCTGAAAATAACAGAAGGCGGAGAAACACCCTTTGCATCAGACCTTATCAAATGGACTGAAGAAGGAAGACTTTTCACAAAGTATATCAATGTCACTTCAGGTGCAGCAGCAGCAGCAGACACCGCAACACTTACCATCAATGATACCCTTAACCCAGGAACAGGCAGTATCAACCTTCGGGCAGGTCAGACCTTTGTACTTAGTGCCAACAACGGCGCAGGATCAAACAAAGGACGTATCACATCGGTAAACACCTCGGCAAAAACTATTCTTGTAGCTTACTACGAGGCAGGTGGTCAGGTTGAAGGTGCAGGTGTAGCATCTACTCTCTTTGTCTATGGTTCTGAATTTCAAAAGGGAGCTGATGGAATGCAGGGGACTATCACCTCTCAGGTTGACATCTTTGAGAACTCACCTATCATCTTAAAAGACCGTTTTGAAGTCAATGGTTCTGATATGGCACAGATCGGTTGGGTTTATGTAGAACCGGCAGACGGAACACCAGGTGGTTACCTGTGGTATCTCAAATCCAAAGGTGACACGCGTAAACGTTTCGATGAATATCTTGAAACAAGTATGCTCGAAGCTGTTCCGGCAGAGGCAGCATCAGGAGCAATTGGTCTTGGCTACAAAGGATCAGACGGTGTGTTCTATGTTGTTCAGAACAGGGGCAATGTATGGAGCGGAGGTACACCTGAAACATTAGCCGATTGGGACACTGTACTTGGGCGTATGGATTGTCAGGGTGCTATCGAGGAAAATGCCGTCATGTGCAATAGGGATTTTTCTCTTGACATAGACGATATGTTGGCAGCACAGAACTCTTACGGTACAGGAGGTACTTCTTACGGTATGTTCAAAAACGGTAAGGATATGGCTCTTACTCTTGGCTTTACAGGCTTCAGAAGGGGTTCATACGACTTTTACAAATCCGACTGGAAATACTTAAACGAAATAACCCTTCGTGGAGGTTTACCAACAGGTGCTGCCTCAGGACGTATCAACGGACTTATGATTCCCGCAGGGACAAAGAACGTCTACGATCAGGTTATGGCGCAGAATGTCAAACGTCCATTCCTTCATATCCGTTATCGTAAATCGGCTCAGGAAGACCGTAAGTATAAATCATGGGTAACAGGATCAGCAGGTGGAGCACATACTTCATCTATTGATGCAATGTATGTTGACTTCTTATCAGAACGTTGTATCTGTACTCTTGGAGCTAACAACTTCATGATCTTTCAGGAATAGTATTTTGTAAATATATCTAAAGGGGGAAGACCGCACATTCCCCCTTTTTTTCAATCAAATCAAATTTTAAATCAAATCAAAATGAAACAAGCAACAGTTTACACAGAAAAGACCTATAAGCTAATAGGCAAATCAACACCACTAACTTATATCCTCCCTTCGAGGGACACAAAGCGTTTCCCATTACATTATTTCGACAAAGAAAAAGGCGTATTGCGCTCACTCCGTTATGCCAGAAACCAAAAATCACCTTTCGAGGACGAACAGGACGATAAGGCTATTCTTGAACCGATCATATTTACTGATGGTTTTCTGACCGTACCAGCAACAAATCCGGTCTTACAGTGGTTTTTAGACCTTACACCATCAAACGGCAAGGCATTTAAAGAACTGGACAAGGCAAAAGAAGCCGCTGACGAACTCAACGTGATGAATACTGAATTTGATGCACAGGTAGAAGCCCGTAAGCTGACCCTTGAACAGATGGAAAGTGTTATCCGGGTTATGAAAGGCAAAGACCCCTCGTTGATGACTAATGACGAGCTGAAGAGGGATATTATCATCATGGCGAAGAGTAACCCCAAAGGTTTCTTATCTGTCCTTGGTGATCCCGATTTGCAGTTACAGAGCAAGGTAGTAAGGTTATTTGAGAAAAATATCCTTACGCTTCGCAATAAAGGTAATGAGATTTGGGTTCAGATACCACCTGCCACGCATGCACGGAAGATGATCGGCATACCATTTGGTCAAGACCCGCATACCGTTGCATCGACATATCTTCTGACAGAGGAGGGAATAGAAATCTTAAAAATGATTGAGACACAATTGTAGACTTCTCCATATATATTGATTAAACGTCCCCTAAAAAAGGACGTTTGTTTTTTAGTTATTTTTGTGCATAAAGTATTAAACGATGATAGATTCAGTTTATGCCACCGTAAATTCCGTAATGAATAAACAAAAGTACGGATCAATAAGTCCAATGGACTTCAATCTCTTTGCTAAGCAATCTCAATTAGATATTTTCAAGGGTTACTTCAATGACTATAACAATCAG